GTTGGTGGAGTCAATGCGAAGAACGATGTGATACCAAGCAGATGGATCACGAAATACTTGAGTAGTTACAAGAACTGTTGCGCCTGGTCGATCAAGGCAAAGCCTGTCACTGCTGTCGAAGTAGAGGATATCTGTCCCGCTAGTGCCGACGCTAAAAACATCTTGAGCGGAACCAAGTTTGCAGCGCTTAACCCAAAAAGAAAGTGTCCAGAGATCACGGTTACCAGCAGATCCGGGAGTGCGGTTGAGGTAGGCCGAATCGGCGGAGTTGAACCTGAGGCTTCTGGAGATCTGGTAACCCACCGCAGCGTCAGCGCCAGCGCCAAGCAGGATGCCGTTATTGATAACGCTCATTTGAGGTCCGAGATCAGGCGGGCGGAAATGCGGGTGGCGGATTCGACGTAGTAGGCGAGCACATCCACCGCGTTCGCCGTTGTCGTCAGTGTCGGTGCGGTGCCGCCGGGGAACTTGAACGCACTATTGAATGACGCCGTTCGCCCTCCGGTGCCGTCCTGCGTGATCACGATCACACCGCTCTGGCCAGCCGTCACGTTGCTAGGCGCTCCGAAGGTCCGGTTGCCGCCAAGGGTGACGCTGAAGTTGTTGGCGTTGGCCATGTCGATGGTGATCGTCGTCCCATCGGTCAGTGCCGTGATCGTGCCGCGCTGGGCAACGGTGAAGTTCTGGTTGATGTTCGTGCCAGCCACTGTGTAGGTGGCGTTCTGCAGCGTGACGGTCCGGTCAGCCGTTGGGTCGGTAACCGCCAGCGTGGTCTCAAAGCCGTCAGCGGTGCTGCCCTCAAACAGCAGCGAGCCAGCCGTGCCAATCTCCAGTGCGCCGGTAACCGTGCCACCAGCCAAGGCGAGGTAGGTGCTCGCGGCGCTGGTGCTGGTCAGCAGGCCAAGGTTCGCAGCGGTAACGTCGCCCACCGTGATCCAGGCGCTATTGGCCGCATTGCGCAGCTTGAGCAGGGCCGGACTAACGCCGGTGTCGATCCACCACTGGTAGGCGTAGGTGGTGGTGGGGGCGGTCGAGCCGCTGTTCTGGCTGACGATCGCCGCAAGGATCGTGTTCAGCTCCGAGCGGAAGTTTGCGCCCGACTGGTTGGCTAGCGAATAGTCAGTTGCCTGTGCCATTAGGTGATCTGCCTGCCGTGGCCAACGGCTTGGTAGTCAAAGGTCTTACTCACCATGCTACCTCCACTGTTTCTGAAGGTCACCGTAAATCCGGTGCGACTAATGCTTGACAGTGTGAAGAAGTCGCCGGTGGCCATATCTTGCGCTGTGATGCCAACGCTTGGGGCAGCATAAAACGCCGTCGGGAAGGTGACGCTATAAGCGGCAGTACCACTGCTGAGGTTGCGCTGGGTTTCCGTCCGCCTTTGGAATTGTGTAACAACACCGAGTTCGTCGATCAGGATGTTCTGCGCGGGGTTGTGGCTGGTGGCATCGACGCGGAACTGGAAGGCTCGGCCACGGGTGGTGCCATTGACGAACGGCTGCCAGTCGTTCCAGGTCGGAGTGCCACTGGGGTTGTCGTTGGTTGTTCGCACGTAAAGCTGGGCGTTGACTGCGCTGAGGTCGTCGCCGTCGATGTCGTCCCACTCGTCGATCAGTTCGGTGCGCTCGTCCCAAGCATCACCAGGCTGGAAGGCGCGAGTCAGCAGGATTGCCCGCAAATCAATGTCGTAGACGTTGCTGAGGTCCAGCGTGTTCAGGAACTGGTAGCTGCCGCTGGTGCTGGTGGCGCCATAGAAATCAACGCTGCTGATGGCGTCCCAGTCCGGGATGTCGTCGATCAAGCCGGTGGAGGTTAGGACTAGGCCGCCTTCATCGGCGCTATAGAACATATCGGTGGCGGTGCCCTGGAATGGCGGGGCGTCGTCGTCCTCGCGGTATTCCTGGATCAGGTAAATGTCCTGCGGGGCGGGCAGGTCCACCACCACGGTTGCCACGTCGGCGGATTCGTTGCCGGTGCTATCGACAGCGCGAATCAGGTAGGTGCCCTCTAGCAGCGGGACAATTTTGCGGGTGCTGCTGCCGTTGACCGCAGGAACGATGTCGTTGGCGCGGCCCCAGGTGGCGTTGACGCCGATGTTCGGGGTGTAGCGAATGCGGACCTGACCGCCGATGCGAACGTCAAGGTCAACCGCTTGCGGCCAATACAGCTCTGCGTTGCGGTCGTCAATCGGTGCGATGAACAGGTCCGGGATGCTGGCCGGTGGTGCGGTCTTGCCAAGGGCGTTGAAGCTGGCTGTTGCCGTACCAGAGCGCTTGAAACCGCTGCTTTCGGCCTGCAGCTCAAAGTCGTAGAGGCCGACCTCGCTGTTGAGGATTTCGTAGTCGGGTGAGCGGGTGGTCAGGGTGGTCCAGTTGCCGCTGTTGTAGCGGTAGCGGAAGATGTAACGCGGTGCGTTTTCAACCGGCTGCCAGCTCACGATCAACTTGGAGAGCACCTGGCCGTTGGATTCGTACAGCAGTTCGGTGGCGCCAAGGCCCTGCGGTGTTGCGGGTGCTACGTCCAGTTCACTGATGTCCCGGGCCACCAGTGGAATGTCGCGTTCGATGTAGTCGTATTTGCCGGTTTCATGCAGCAGTGCGGTAATGGCAAAGGTCTGGCCGCCTTCCTGCTCCTGCACCGTGAGCACTTGGTAGAGCTGGGTATTGACGCTGCTGGTGGAGATTGCCCAAGTGGAGCCGACAGTGGGCACCAGATCCAAAGATGACGGCAGGGTCAGGGTGCTGCCGTTTAGCGCGGTGCCGTTGATGCCCGTGATGGTTTGGCTTACGCCAGTGGGCAACACCACGCTGAAATCCATGGTGGCGGGCATACCGTCAGCGAACATGTCTTCTGCTGAACGATCCAGCGTGACTGCCAGTGCGGTGCCGCCTGTGATGCGTCCAGCGCGGAAGCGACCTGCCTTGACAGGATCAGCCACCTGCACAATCTGACCGGGGCGGACTTGGGTGCCTTCGGCGATGCCCGTAGCGAAGCTGATAACCTCGCCTTGCCGTTGCTCTGAATACAGCAGCCACTCGCCAACGCGGCGGGCCTGAGCGCGACTGGTGCAGGCAAAGGCAGCAATCTCAACTTTGTTGACGCCGTATTTCCGCATGGCGTCGGTGTCTTCCACCATCTCGTAGGCGGTCTCGCGGGTTTCGAGATCCAGGTAGCTGACGACCGCGACGGTGTGGCGCGTTTTGAGGCTGCTGCCGCTGTAGGTGAAACCCTCGGGGGTGACGTTGCCTTGGTTGAAGACGAAGGTGGGGTCAGTGGGGCGATCCTGCGCGATCGTCAGGCTGCCGGTGCTCCAGAACGGTTGGGCGCGGAAGACTGAGCACAAATCGTTGATGAGTTTGTATGCCTCGTCTTGGGTCTGGATGCTGACGTTGCAGGAGAAACGGGGTTCAGTGCCACCGAAACCATTTGGCACCAGCTCGTTGCAATAAACACTGGCCGCATAGAACGCAAATTTGTCCAAGCTGGCGGCGGCAATGTAATCGCCGAATCCGTATCTGGTTGATGTAAGGAGATCCCACAGGATCCATGCCGGGTCGCTGCACCACTTGGCGCTTTGGAAGGTGCCGTCGAAGACACCGCTGTAAATCAGCCGGCCATTGGTTGCATCGACGGTGGCGTTACTAGGAAGGGCAATTTTGATGCCACGGATGCGATAGGAACGCTGCGGGAAGCTGCTGAACTGTTCGGCGTCAGCGAGGATGCCAACGACGGCGCTGTTGGGGTAGGCGGTCTTTGCATAGATCAGTTCGGTGTAACTGGCCCAGTAAAAGTCACTCAGGATTGTGTAATTGCCAGAGACGGCGGGATCTGCATTGATACGCACCACGCGCACATCAACAGGCGGCGCTTGCGTGAAGTCGATCTTGTATTTGCGTTGGTATAGGTCTGTGGTGCGACCTTTGATGGTGTCAGTTAGGACTGTGGTGTAGGGGCCGCCGTTGTAGGAGAGGCGGACTTCAAGATCAATTTGTGTGCCTTCAATGCCACCGTCGTTGAAGATCTTTTGCAGTTGCGGAACCGATAGTGTTACGCGAACGGCGTTGACGTTGACATCAGTAATACTGCGAGTAACGGGCGAGGCTTGAAGGACTTTGACGTTAACGCCGCTTTCTTCTTGTGTTGATGTACCCGTTTCTGTCAGATACGTCTGGTTTTGCGTGCCGTAGCGCGGATTGATTGTGATGCCTTTGAAGTTAAAATCTGCGTCCTGGTATGGCTGGCTTGCATCAGCACCAGCTCGCACCAGCGGTGTTTCTTCGATGTAAATGTCTTTCAGGAGAGCACGGTTGTAGGAATCCGTGCCACGGGTATAAGCGCGAGCGGATGGGAAACCTTCAATTTCGCCCTCGCTGATTAGATCGACGATGCGGGCGTATTGCTTAGATTCGAGGTTGTCACGCTCAACGCTGGGCGGCGAAGGCGCCGAATAAGAAGGCTGACCGCCACCAGAACCAGCAATCTGACGGTCGCTCATGACGCTGCAATCTCCTCGGTGTTAATGCCGGACGAAATGACGACTGAGCCAACAATCGTCTCGCCGTAAACAATCGGTACAGGTACACCTTGACGGCTTACGTTTTGGATGCCGCTGAAACTGTATGACTTACGTGGATCGTTGAAACTATCGGTGCCACTTGTTACGGCTGATGTTTGTGCTGTTGGAGTGAGTAGTTGAGCGGTGCCCGCAAGAGCCAATGAAAAGCCTATTGCGCCCACGGTAGGAAGAGCAGAACTTATGGCAAATGAGCCAATCATTGCCGCTCCAAACGGGTTGATTAGTGCCAATGCAATCAAACCGATCCCTGCCGCAATCTGACCGAAACCGCTACCTGCACCAACGACAACAGGGATGATGCGGATCGGCTCGCTTTCGGCAACGGGATAACCCAGCACCTCTGGATGGTCGGCAATCGCAAGCTGCAGGCGTCCGGTAGTCACCTTGTAGTGGTGCTGCGCCATGTGCCCTTCCAGCTTTGGGAAGTTGGCCAGCAGGAAACGAATTGCCTCGGTAGGGGTGCTGACTGCTGCTTTGAAGCTGCGGTGGCCGAGGAATTTAGCCAGGCTGCCGTAGACCTTGATGACCCTCATCAGCGGCACCTACTGGAGTGGCGGAGCACTCGCCCCGTCTGCTTTTGATAGTAGCCGCCGTAGATGTCGCGGGAACTAAGTCGTCCGCGAATGTGGTGAAGAATCTGCTGCTCACCCACGTAGACCGCGACGTGATTCAAGCCGGACGATCCATCCAGCGACATCAAGATGGCGTCTCCGACCTGCATCGTTTCCAGCGGCACCTCAACAAAACCCGCCTCCTTCCAGCAACCATCAAACATCGGGTTGGTGGTGAAGCCGTCCATGTCAAGCGGGCGCTCCCAGTCAGGGAGTTCTAGACCCCAGGTTTCGGCGTACCAGTCGCGAACCAGCGTCCAACAATCGCTGATGCTCCAGACCCACTGCCGCCCGATCAGTGGTGCCTTGTAGTCACTTGGGGCAATCTCGCACCATGCCAACGTGCCGGGGTTGACGATGTACCAGCGTAGGCCGGACTTGGTGCAGCCGAGGCGATCGGCGTCACTGGGGGTGGCGGGTGTTTTCGGGTGGCTATGGAAGACAGCAACCACCTCACCGGCATCCTCGGCATCGGCGTAGTCGGCGGGATCCAGCAGGAAGAAGTCGTCGGCGGTGGGGGCAAGGTTTTGGCATGGCCAGTACCGTTCGCGTCCTTTGATCACCACCACCAAGCCGCAGGCTTCCCGTGGCGCTTCGGCCAATGCGTGCTCAACTGCTGCCTTCTGCCAGCTTTTCATTAGTAGGACGCTCCAACGCCTGGGAATGAGCCGAAGGGCAGCTCGGCGTTTTCACCGAATCGCACCTTGCAACTGCTGAGACGTTTGCCGCATACATCGTTTAGCGGGTCGCCGGTGCCGGAAATGACGCGAGGCTCGGTGGTGTTGTTGATGCCCGTTTCCCAAATAACAGCGTCACTGGAGTTCAACAGGCGAAGGTTGCCGTTGTTTTCGATCACAGCGCGGTTAGCCGTACCAGTTACAGAGGCGATGGTATAAACCGCCGAAACCGTAGTCAGCGTGCCGTAGCCGACTGGTGAACGGAAGGGGTTGCTTAGGGCAGTGGTAACTGTTGCCTTAAATACGGTGTCCTGCTTCCACAGGCCGGTGGAGGAGATCACGGTTGCAGCGGCCCCAGAGCCGCTGGTTTGACGCCAGCGGTTGGTGGCAGAGGGATACAACGGTGCTTCGGCGCTAGGTATTAACTCACAGGTGGCGGCAAGCTGCAGCGTCATCGTCTTGCCTTCGTAGGTGAAGGTGTAGTTAGCAGTGCGAGTGGTGCCAACGGCATAGCTATCGGCGTTGCCTAGGACTTCGTGGAAGAACGAGCCGTTGCGACCTGCGCGGATGTCGGTTGGCTCCCAGTTCTGGTAGGTGACGGTGACAGGTGTTCCAAGGAAGGCCGTGCCCGTGCGCCACACCGATACACCAGCAGTGGTCAGCAGGCGCAGGTTGCCGTTGGATTCCATCTCCAAGCGGTAGCCGCCGATGTCTTGGGTGTTGGCACTCCACACAACGTTGCCGGCTTTGTCCTGCACAAATACGTTGCCGCGTGAGCCGATGCGCCAGCGAAACCACTGATTGCTGCTGACCAGTTGCGTCTCAAGCACAAAGGTGGTGGTGCCAGGGCTGAGCGTATTGGTGCCGCTGGGCCAGTTGGTGGCGGGCACGCTATTGAGCGGGGTGTCGTTTTCGTCGAAGTAGTTGGTGCCCGTGTAGCCGCACTCGGCACTGCGGTAGACCCACTGGCACAGGTTGGCGATGCACTGGCGCTTAGGGGCACGAACACCAGCAAGGTCAAACGCAGCGGCCAGCTCAAACTCCACCACGTCGCGGTTTTCAACCGTCTTGCGATCGACGTAATAAACCTCCTTGGGAAACTCAATATCTGATGGAGTGCCGTAGGGGTTGACGCCACCGGGGAAGTTGACGGCATCCAAAAACCGGCTCAGCGTGCGGATGCGTGTCACCTTCGCGCCAGTCAGGTCGTTGCCGAAGGTCTCGTCGTTGATGTTGATGAGGATGGCCGAGATGCTGCCGAGGAGGTTGGCAACGCGGATCTTGGGGCGTGGCAGTTGACCGTTGCCGTTGTACTCAAATCCCTCGGCTTCAATGGGCAAGGCGTAGTAGCTGTTGCCTTTCCACACCACATCACCAGCAGCGGTGGTTTGGTTAACGCCGTTGTGGAAGCGGTAAATTTCGTCGCTGCCGTGCAGGTCTTGGCGCAGTTCAATTTCAAACAGCTCAATAATCGCGTAAGGCGAGCTGCTGATTAGGTCTTCAAAGACGCTTGAGGTCATGGCTCAAACACTTGGATGAAGCTGGCGCTAATAATATTGATGTTTGCGTATTGCAATTCCCTGCTCCAACTGGGGCAAATGTACTTACCAGAAGATCCACCGGCTGGTGGCGTCCAGTCAAACGATTCAGATCCTTTGCGTGCATCAAAAAATGCTTCAATTGCATCTGCATCCGCGTTGGTTTTAGCTGTCCACTTCAAATCCCACACTTTTGGGTTTTGATTTAATCCATAGGTCAGGCGCTGTGAATAGCCATCGCCATATTGCACCGTGCGAACATTTGGTTCACTCTTTTTCGTCAAGCTGAAATCAGGCGTTGTGCCACCAGTGCTTGTACCAACCGTGGCATCGTTGAAAGTAGCCATTACGCCAGCAAGCCTCCAGGGCGCTTCTGCTTGATCAATTCTGCCTGCACAGCAGCACCAACAGCACGTCCTAATGCATTTGCGTCAGGTGCATTTCCTTGCACGCTGGAGCCGCTTGCATCGACGTTGACAACCACATTGGCGCCACCACCCTTCATGGTCACCGGAATCGTACGACCATCAGGCAGGGGCACATAGGCTTCGGGGCGACTTCCTTCGCCGTAAATGGCCATTTGCGGGCTGTTTGCAATGCCTCCGGCTGCGTAACGACGCAGATCAATCGGTCCGTTGGCAGTCATGATACCGCCATTGGCAAAACCAAGAAAATTGCCTATCGCGGAGCTACCAGGGAAAAATGCTTTTAGTGTTTGGAAAATTGCAGCTCTCATAAATATTTTGCTCAAATCTAAAAGAACCGATCGAGTGAAATCCGCAAAACTTGCTTTTCCAGTTGTTACAAATTCAGCCAACTGATCTCCAAGTCCAACAAAAGTATTCCCCAATGAAGAACCAAGATTTGCTCCAAGATTCAATGCAGAATCAGCAATTGATTTAAAGGAGGCTTTGAAGTTATCTTTGAAACTTTCCCCAGTTTTAGCGGCGCCTTCCAAGGCTTCCCGCAGTTTTTGAATTGCTTCAAGCAATTCTTCGGATGTCAATATGCCTGCAAATTTTTCAATTACTGCAGCAAGTTGTTTATTTATTTCAACGCGCCTCTTGTCTTCCTCGCTTAAAACTTTTGTTTTTAATTGTGCGTCTGCGATCAAAATATTGATTTGCGCTCTGGCTTGTGCCTCTTCGTCAAGAGCCTTTATTACGTCTGTGCCATACCCTTTAAATGCATTTTCAATTGCCTGCTCTAATTGTTGCTGAGACTGAGCGCCTTCAAGAATTGCTTGATTAACGCCAATCTGGCCGCGTTCAAGTTTTTTTTGTAAATCAAGCTCTCTTTGTAAAAATTTTGAATATTCAGCGCGAATGTCAAGACCTTGTCGCTCAAGGTTTACGGTGTCCAACCCAAGCTGTAATTGTTCATTTGTAAGGTCAATAATTTTTTTGCGCTTTTTCTCTTTTTTATCTGCCGCTCCTTCTGCGTCTAAGCCTGGCGTTGCGCCTTCGCCGGTGCCAAATAAACCAGCACCTGGTTCAAATTCTGGGAAATAGTCTTTGAAATTTTTGGTGTATTCGTTTAAAACATTGGTTACCTTGCCAAATATTTTTTCTGGAGTCGTGCCAAATGCTTCGGCAATTTTGCGCGGAAGAAATAATGCAATATCGCTAAATATTTTAAAAAGACCTCGCGAAAATCCAAACATGGTGCCGCCAATTTTCGCCAATGCTCTTCCAATGTCTCTCGCCAAATTAAACCAAAAAGTCGCAAACCTTTTGATTTGTTCTGAGTTTTGATTTGCCCAACTGATTGTCTTGGCGAGATTATCTTGCAAACCTGCGCCAATTTTCTGGAAAAATCCACCATAGTTTTCGCCTGCAGTATCCAAAGCAATTTGTAGTCGGGCACCTGCCTTTGCCGGCGAATCACCAATGATTTTGGCAATTTCGTCGTAATCATCTAATTGTTGCTTGGCAAATTTGACGAAGTCGG